ACTATGATTATGATTCAGATTAATTGAAAACGCCTTAAAATTATAATGTTAGTATATATTGCTACGGTAACTCGGAGAGCCACCACCCAATAAAACTGAGTTACCAAGGCAGATGTAGATTAAATAACTAATTATTCAGTTATTTTATTAATATAGTTTTGATGTTTATTTGTTTTTTCGTGTTGTGTTTTGTTACAATGTGTATACGAAGAACCACAATCACAAATGCATTTTCTATTTGCTTGTGCATTTAGTTTTTCCCTGTTATTTTCTCTATACTTCCGCTGACTATCTTTATTATACTCTTTTATTTTTTCGCTATTTTGTTGTCTATACTTACGATGATAATCTTTAATTTTATCGTTATTGTTTTGAATCCATTCTTGCTGTGTTCTACCTGCTATTCGTTGATTAACGCAAATATTATGTTCTATGTGATATCGTTCACGAGCATGAAGCTCATCTTTATTATTACATGGTGAATTTTCAAGTAGCACTATATCAACTTCATTTTCAGATTCTTCAAATAGTTTGAAGGATGAGATATAATGACATTTTCCAGCTTTCCAGCTTATGTAGTGAGCGTGATGTTTTGCTTTCCTAATTGCTAGTGTTTTTTCACAAGTACTCCCAATGTACACAAGACCCTGTGGAGACACCATTTTGTAAATTTTACCTAGTTGATAATTTACCATATCCTATTATATCTTTTTATATCTGCATTTCTTTAAGTGATTTTCTAATTATTATGTATTTAGTTATTTCTATTAAAAATGTGATTACAAAATGAAGTTTAAATGCTTTTTACTCTTCATATGTGATGCTTTATTTGACCGTATGTATTTCCCCCCACATTCGCAATTAAACTTATCTTTTTTCCATTCATAGTATTCTTTATTGTCCATTTTGTATTTTAAATTATATTCTCGTATTTTTTCCTTATTGTCTATTTTATATTGCTTTATTTTATCTATGTTCGCTTGATACCATTCCTTTTGGGTTCGACACATCAACAATTTGTTAACACAAACATGTTTATCCATATAATAGCGTTCACGTGCATGAAGCTCATCAGAGTTGTTACATGGAAAATTTTCCAATAATACAATATCAACATTGTGTTCATCCTCATCGAATAACTTATACGATGTAACAAATGCAGATTTCCCAGCTTTCCATGAGGTATAAGTGGAGTGATGTTTTGATTTCCTCATTGCCAATGTTTTCTCACATGTACTCCCGATGTAAGTAAGACCTGATGGAGACACTAATTTGTAAATTTTGCCAAATTGATAATTTACCATATCCGATTATATCCTTTTATATCCTTAATATATCACCTATCTTTTAAGTGATTTTTTAATTATTTAATTTTTCACGTGATTGAGCCATTCGCAAAACACGAAGCTGTTTAATTGCATTTGCTTTACTACTTCCTTGACTAAATATTTGTTTTGTTTTTATATTTACACATGTGTATTTATACCTTTTCTTGTTTTTTATAATAGCGAGTTTGTATGGCGTGATGTGTATATATTATTACTCCACATTTTTATTTGCAATAAAATTCTGATGTTTATTTGTAGTTAAATGTGCTTTCTTACATCTCTGAGCATAATGACCCCCACATTCACAATTCACTTGCGTTCGGATATTACGTAATCGGGAACATTTTTCTTTATTATTCTCAAAATATTCTTTGGATCGGGCTTTTATTTTCTGTTGATGTTGTTCGTAGTAATTATGGTGACGCTGTTTGTCTTCCTGCTTGTGTATATCTCTATACGCTTTGCATTTTTCAAGAATTTCTTCTTTATTGTCCTCATAGTGCTGTCTTTTGCTTCGTCCAGCCACTTTTTTATTAACACATTCGAGAGTTTTTATCCAATGTCCTTCTCTTGCTCTTAGTTGGTCTTTATTGTCACATGGAAACTCTTCAATTAGTAGTATTTGTGCATCGCCGTGTTTTACAATTTCGAAAGATGATATATAATTAAATGTATGCTCTTGCCACTTTAAATAGTGTGATTTATGTTCATGTAACCTTTTGTACAATGGGGAGCAAGTGCTACCAATGTAAATGTCATTTGCCTGGTAAGAAATGAGTTTGTAAATTTTTGCGTTTTTGTAATCCATCAGTATCAGTATATATCAGTATATATCAGTATTTCTTTAAATTGTTTTCAAATGTAGAGTATTTAAAATATGTATATATTATATATAGAATATAATTCATGTCTTATCAAAAAAGCAAAAAACATATCCTCAAATATCAACAAAAAATAGCCCACATCGAACATCACTGTCCACTATGTGACTGCACGATAATGAAAATATCAAAAGCACAACATAACAGGTCATACAAGCACCTCAAAAAGATGCTTGAACAGGCAAAAAACCAACAGGAATCAAATGACATCAAACAAAAAATGTCAAAATACAAATCGTATAAGAATTAAATGCGATACACAAAATGTCTGTAATAAGTTTTATTTTTGTCTGTATCATTGACTTCTACTGTATATGTTGAACTATAACGCCCTGTATTATTTTGTTCTACAGACAAATGTATTTCATCATCAGTTTCAAAGTAGAAATAATAACTACGCATTCCACAGATGCATTCCCAGCATCTATTACAACTATTGACAGAGCATCCGAACGGAACTTTCCATTTACTTTTATACAAATTCATACCTCTAGTTTTCTCGTGATAGATTTGACTAACTGTAACTGGAATATTGGTTAACTTTACTGGATACCATATAATTAGTATATCTGTCTCCATTGGTATTTCGCCATAATTTCTGTTTTCAATGATGAATATATTTTTGTTCATATTATATACTATATATTTTAAATTTAAAGTTTATCCTTCAGAATCCTAACAAGTTCATCATTTGTCAAGTTTAATGAGTTGACAGCATTCTTTTTGTGTAGGAAACTATCCAAATGTTTAGCGAACATAACAAGTTTCACATTTGTTCTGCAAAAGTCACAAGGCATAGTACGTGCCAACTTTTCTTTTTGTTTCTTTAACACTGCTTCTCTGTTCTTCACGTAGTACTCATTTGCGTATTTTCTTGCAGTCTCTTTATCATACGGCATAAATGTTTATGATATATTATAATCATAGAAAATAATCTTATATTATATATTATATTTTCATACTATATTTGGTAGAAAAGTATGCATGTATTAGTTTGTTTAAATTATTACATACACAATGTTACAGAAATTATAATAATCCCAAGTAGTCATTAGGATATTCTCGTTTTATCTCTCGGACTATCTGTTTTATTTCGTCTTTAGTTGCTTCTACTTCTCGGAGAATTTGCCATCTAGGATACCCTGCCTCAAATATTGGGAAAAATTTCCGTTTACTCTTGTATTTCTTCAAATAGTCCTCTAGCGATAGATCCTTGTATTGTCTATACAATGTACTGTAGTAATCGAATATATCAAAGAAATATTTTTTTGAAGTGCAACCAATATAGACTTTATCTTTGTTTTGAGATTCTATTTTGAATATCTTGTATTTTGTCATATTATAGTATATACCATTGGTATTTTATTTCGACAAATTATATAGTTCATTCATTGTTGTATTAGTAATATTATTACCATTAATGCTCATTGAGATACTATCAACACATTTTGTTAACAAGTTGTAATTATTCTCCTGTCTTTTTATACAATTATTTCCACAGTCACAAAACAAAATAACTTTATTGTATATTTTATTTAATTTAATATTGCTTGAGTCTAAATCACAATACCTGATTTTAATTTCAGTTTTATTCATATTATATATACTATATATTTTTATTTTTATTCCATAATTTTTGTAACAACCAAATTTGTCGTATATAATAGATTATTATAAAAATGTGAAGTTTTCATGTTTTTTAATATTATGTAAAGATAATTTGGGTAATTCAATATACTTTCTGTTGATTATATCTTTCTTCACTCGTAAAATAGTATCCATGCACTGGACTTCTTTGATATTATCATTTATAAACATTTTATCATCTTTGACTACTACATTTTCAATTTCGCATCCAAATGGAATTTTTTGTATTAGAGTATTTAAACAGTATACTTCTATACGACTTCGATTATCATATACGCTATCACCATTACTATAACACAAATTACTTACTGCTAATTTCTTTAGTGTCACAGGTAATTCCAAGTTAAATATATCATCCATTTGTTTCATAGTTAAATCACAAATATACAAATACTCTAAATCGGCAGGTAGTATATTAAATTTCGAACAGGGAATAAAACCAAAATATAATGCTTTTCTCATTTATATAATATATACTATATTTTTATTTTTATTCCATAATTTTTGTAACAACCAAATCGGGGACTAATTCGAACTTACGCCCTAGATCAACTATTTTATTGTAAAATCCTCGGAGCGTAGGATGTTCATTGTGCATAAAGTAAAAGCAAACAGAGCATACCCACCTACCACAAGTTGTAAAGTTTGACTTCTCATCTTGAAATTTAACTTCACTAAATGTGACCTTAAATCCATCGTCAACGGCTTTATTGAGTAACCATGATAAATACGGAAAATCTTGACCCAATTTCTTATTCATATAGTTTGAATTCCATACCATTATCTTATCAACACGATTTCCGTACGGGTCGAAGTACAGAATGCTCTTCTTATTGCGGATTACACACACCCAATGTCCAACATCTGGCTCTCGCTCGAATAACAAAACCACAAAATCCTTGTCATTCGGTAATAATTCTGTAATCGAATTGTATTTGTCAAGCTCCTCGTACTTGATTATTTTTGTTCCACTGCCTAAATACTTCTTGATGTCTCCATCAGAAAGTGAGTAATGTGAAGCGTCATACAAGTCTTTCTTATCCATTATATAATAAACGCAGAAATTTAAATGTCATTTAAAAACATTATTTCGTGTTCTGTGTAAATGATCATTGGATAACCACGAACAATTGAAACAAAGCGAGACTTCATGGTTTTCAACTTATTTATCTGTTTGCTATCGAGTCCAAGGTATTTATTTAATAAATAATTATAATTACTTCCAGATTGTAAATAAATTGTTATGATATGCGATTCGTTCAATAGAGCCTTTGTTTCATTGCCTTTACATGCCAAATGTGACGTAATGAGTGCAGTTACGTTCGCATGTCTGCCTGTTTCAAGAACTTGATTCTTCAAATTATCAATGTTTTTCTTAATATCCTTGTCTCTGATTGTGTCAGTGTCATCAAATATTATACAACAATTTTCTTCAAAATCCTTGACTTCTAATGGCTTTTGTTTCCAAGTTTCATTTACAGTTAAACGTTGAATGTACGGAATATCTGCAAATGATTTATCATCTTCAACTAACGAAATACAATACACTGGATTTTTAGGGTACTCTTCATGGTACTCAAGTACGAAGTTCTTAATAAAATAGGACTTGCCTGAACCACTTGGACCAAAACAAGACACAATGTCACGCTCAGAACTTGTGTTTGGATATGGGGCAAAATTACCATCATCTAACTTCATTCTGCTAAAGTTTACGTATTTCTTCTTCTTTGTATCTTTACTGCCTCCTTCTTTATGTTCTGCACAACACACGACTTTTCCATCATATTCACCACCTTTAATAATACATATTGGGCGTCCATCATCATTAAGATTAAAACTAAATGACATATATATAATTATATATTTATTGTAGAAAATTATATTCACAATCAAATATATATGAAAGCGA